ATTCAGAACGGAGCGAAAGAAGTCCTATTAGGCATCGCAAAAGCTTGCGGCTGGAGCGACACAGCTATACGCACGTTTCGCACGTTGTTGGATGATACTATCACCCCGGCGGTCGACTTCTTTGGAGAGCTTTTGGTGTTTCTGGGAGGAGAAGTATCAGGACATCAGCTGACCACCTTTTTCAATTGCATTGCAAATATTCTTTTGCATATGTACGCATGGGTGGAGTTGGCTGAAGAGCAAGGTTATAGTCGTGAGGAGTCTGTTGATATGTTTTGGCAACATGTTTTCATCTGTGTCCTGGGTGATGACATCATGGCTAAGGTTCATCCGAGCTTTCCATGGTACAACCACACCAGCATTCAGAGAATTTTTTCAGGCATCGGCATCGAGTACACCATGGCTGACAAGTTGTCAGCCACTCGACCTTACATTCCATTGGAGGAGGTCACCTTTCTGAAACGTCGTTTCAGGACACACCAGAATTTGGATGGAGTGATGGTTGCTCCATTGGAAAGAGACTCCATCTTCAAGATGTTGCTCTACACCATCCCTTCACGAACCATTTCTGGTGAGGAGCAGTTGGCACAGGCAGTGTCAGCAGCAATGAGCGAGGCGTTCTATCATGGTGAGGAGTTTTATGAAGCAATTCGCTCAATTGTTTCAGAGGCTCCTTACAGTGATGAGCAACTCGCAAGGAATGCAGAATTCCCTTTTCCCACGTACGCTCAGTGCTACGATAGGTATGTGAATTCTTCGCCGAACTTCAGGGTTTTGCAGGATGTGCCCGCGGATAAGTTTCCCAAAACATCTACCTCTCATTTCACGATCTGCCATTCAGATGAGACGATTGCACAAATGCAATGGAGTGTGCGTGGTGAGAGCATGACCACCAAGGGGCGTTCCCCCGAAGAGGCTTTTCAGTCAGGAGTTAGGTTGTCCTCCAAAACGCAATCTAGGGCGCGGCAGATTGAGAAAACTGCAGCGTTTGAAATCGAATTTCTCAGCAAGAATACAAAGAAAAACCAAAACACCACCATCTATGGTGCATGTGGAGAAATGACCTCCGCACCATTAGAGAAAGTCATCAATACACTCAACGCGAAGCGAACCCGTCGGGTTCGCAAGTTGCGTTGGGAAGGTCGCACAGTTCCTCAATCCGCGCTTGTCCCTCTATCGAGAGAACAATTTGAGGAGTGGGTGCAGTGCGTGGCTGGGCGATGTCCTAGAGATTGTTATCGTTGTTGTCCAATTGCGCAAGCACTTGTACAACCTGACACTGTTGGAAACATCAATACCAACCAGGAACTCACAACGTTCCAGGCTGAGCCCGAACACCGGACTATTGATCTTACCACTCGTAAGAACGTTGCAGCCGAGAATCAGACCATTGCCTCGTCGTTGGCACGTTATATGTCCCGACCAGAGCTTGTCTACTCTCTCAATGTAACTGAAGCCATGACCATCGGTACTATCGGTTCAGTCGATGTGTGGGAGAAAGCGATGACCCCATCGAAAAGGGAGAAACTGTCCGGGTTTGGCTTGTTTCGAGGAAATCTGTGCGTCAAATTCGTCATCAACGGTTCTCCGTTTTTGTACCTGGGTCTTTCGGCAGCATACACTCCTTTGTCAGGTTATCGAGGAGATACCACCTCTACGGATCCAGCATTGAGTCTCATGCAACAGTCACAGAAGCCTCACGTGTGGTTGAACGTCCAAAATACATCTACCGCTGTCATGAAGCTTCCTTTCATGTTCCCTTATCCGCACATGAATACGAATCTTCTTGCCAACTTCACAAAATTGGGTAAGTTCGATTTTGTGCTCTATGTTCCGCTACAGAGTGCCAATGGCATCACTGGAACATCTGTGGATGTACAAATGTACACCTGGTTTGAGGATGTGGATCTTTCAGGTCCTACCAACCTTCCAGTCGCGCAGAGCTCTATCGAATATCAGGACGACCATCAGATCTCTGGCACAGCTTCGGCAATTGCTTCAGTAGCTGGAGCTCTCTCAGCTGTGCCGATTATTGGACCTTATGCACTCGCTACTTCAGAGGCTGCAACTATGGCTGCCACAGTAGCCGGTGCTATGGGATACACCAATGTGCCGAATGTTAGCGACATCGCGGGATTCAAGCCCAAACCCTTTTCCATTTCCGCAACTGATCTTTCGGAACCAGTGGACAAGTTGTCGTTGAGTTCAAAGCAGGAGACCACGTTGGATGCCTCCCACTATGGTGCACCTGACGAGGATCAGCTTACCATTGCGAGCTTCTGTGGTCGTGAGAGTTTTCTTACTTCCACTCAATGGACCACGTCCAACGTGCCTAGTGATCCGTTGTTCACCATAGGGGTTTCTCCCTTGATGCTCAACAGAAAGACCACAGCAGAAACGGTCTTGACTCCCATGTGCTACGCATCTACTGGATTTCAGTGGTGGAGAGGATCAATCAAGATTACGCTCAAAGCAATTCGTTCGAAGTACCATCGAGGTCGAGTACAAGTGGCATGGGATCGTTCTGCTGGTAGCTTGCAGAACGGACCAGCTCTTGGTAATCCCAACACTTTGAGTACAGTGTTGGATCTGGATGAAGGAGATGAGGTTACGATGGTAGTGCCTTATCAGCAGCAACCCCTGTTTTTGCCCACTATCACTCCATTTACTCCCGCTTCGGGTGCAACCTTGCCATGGTCGGTGTTGGCGACCCCCCCTGCCACTACTTCGACCGTGTGGAATGGTGTTCTGAATGTGCGTGTGTTGACGCGCTTGACTTCTCCGGAGGCATCGTCTAACGTCAGTTTTCTCGT